CTATAGAGGCGCGGCCTGGAGACCGAGTTTGCTGGCGACGATGGTGCCAATGTTGAGCGTCGGCGAATAGGTGGCGTCGCCGACGGCGCGCAGGGTGGACCACGTGCCGCTCATGGTCGTCACGCCGCCTACGCAGACTTTCTGCCCGATGGGAATATCGTCCCAGCCCCACGGGATAGAGTCAGACTGCTTCCAACCGAAATGCAGTACGCCGCCCTTGAGCCATGCCCCCGCCCAAATACTGTCGGCGGTGTTGGGTATGACGCTGGGCGTGGAGATCGCCCCGAAAGGGGTGTAGAGGTCATAGGCTCCAGCCAGGGACGCGGCCTGTGGCCACAACGCCCCCGTCGTGCCGGCCATAAGATTCCACAGCATGTTGTTGAGCGCTGGGGTGTGCCCTTGGAATTCGACGAAGTAGGAGAACTCCGCGAGGTTAAAGAAATTGGCAGCAAAGGCGGCCGTGCATGTGAAATACTTGCCGGATCCCAAGGCGCGATGTCCGCTGGATACTCCAGGGATGCCTCCATTTTGCGTGAACACGAGGTTGGCTCCGGACAGGCCGCCCCCGGCCCCGCTCTCGTTGGCGTTGGCCGCGCCAGCGACGTTGAGGACGAAACTGTTGCCGTCCGCCTTGGCCTGGAGAATGGGGAGATACACTGGGAGGCCGCGCGCGGCAGCACCAGATCCCATTGCGATCATGCTCATATGTTGCCCTCCCTACCAGGCCGAGACGTTGCCGGTGATGCCGTATTGGATCTTCACGCCCAGCAGCTGCGCCGCCACGCTCATGGCCGGGGAGCCGTAGTTGTAGATGCGGGTCAGGACCAGCCGCAGGTAGTCGCCCGCGGCCGGGGTGTTGGCCAGGGTCATGGCGGCGCTAGCCGGACCGATATGCACGTCACCAGCCGCGATCACGGCGTCATCCACGGTCACGGCCGACCCCAGAGCCTGATCCAGCGCCTCGCCGTCGCTCACGGCCAGACCCGCTAAGGAAAAGCGCACATTGTCGCCCACGCTGGCACCAGCAGCGGGGGCCCACACGGGCTTGAACTTGAGCGGCCCGTGGTCCCAATTGCTCGGGAGCTGGAAGTTAATCTCGGCCGAGGTGTTGGCTGTGCTGCCCTGAAAGGACATCACGTTGCGCGTCAGGTGGTTCGTGGCGTCCTCGACCACGGCCAGGGACGCGCCGCCCGTGATCGCCGGGGTCATGGCCCCGGCGTCGATGTACAGTTCGTCCACGGCGGAACCGCCGGCGGCGATGGCCGCCTTGACGCCCGCCGGGGTCACGGCGCGCTCCGTGTCGGTTCCGGTGACGGCTTCCGCATTGGTGGCCAGCTCCACCACGCCCTGGGCCGTCGTGGTGGCCTGGGCCGGGGCGGGAGCGACCGCCGCGATGGCCGCCGCCATTCCGGCGACGATCTTGGCCTCGTCGCCATCGTTGACCACGCCGGCCGGGTAGTTCGTGGCGATGAACGCCGCCACGCCCTTGCAGAACCGGCTCAAATTGCGCAGCACGGCGTTTTCGAGCGCCTGGCTGGCCAGGCCGGGGACATGGCCGGTGAGGCGGTCCGCGGCGGCCGTGTAGGCGCTCTGGTCGAGCATGTTGCCGCTGTCCGCGTTGGCCGCGAACTCAAGGATCTCGTTGATGATGGCCACGTGTCCTCCTTTATGTTGCGGGGATGATGCGTTCCGGCCAGCTGGCCGCGCCCCAGCCGCCGAGGGCCTCGGACGAGACGCCCCAGGCGAAGAGCTTGCCGCCCGCCGGCGGTACTGCGTAGTAGCGGATCCGCACTCCACCGGGCTTGAGCGGGATGAGGCCGTTGACGAGCAAAGCCTTGGTCACGGCGTCCGGCCGCTTGCCGGCGACGCCGACGACCATGGTCATGTCCTGGTTGTCCTGGATCACGATGATGGAGCCCGTGCCGGCGAAGAGCGTCGCCCACACCTCATAGGCTCCGGGGATGGTGCCGTCCCAGGCGTTGGCCGCGATCTTGGCGCGCAGCAGCGTGCGGTACGCGTCGTCGGGCAGGGCCACCATGCCCGTGGCCGGATCATACTTGCCCTTCCAGGAGCCCTGGCCCCAGCCCAGGCCCTCGACGCCCCAGGAGAAGTAGACACCGGCCAGGGGCACATCGAGGACGCGCGAGCGGCCAACCCACTCGCCGACCTGGTCGAGCTGCACGCCCACGGCCGAGTCCAAATCGAAGCCGTCGCGCATGGCGCGCAACAGGGCCTGGGCGTCGACCAGCGGGCCGACAAGGGCCGAGCACAGGGCCATGAAGCGCGGCTTGCCGCGATACATCGTGGTGGCCAGGCCCAGGTAGTCGTCGAGGGTGTTCGCGCTCATCAGCTCACCGTCAGGATGACATTGTTCACCGCGCCCACGGCCACCTCGTTGAAAGCCAACGCCAGGTTGGCCGCGGCTGCCGTCGCCTCCGTGCGGCCGATGGCCAGGGAGAGCACCTCGAAGGTCTTCTTGGCGGCGACGGGCTCGGCGGCGTTGATGGGCGTGTAGAGCTTGGAGAGGAGCACGTCCTCACCGATGCCCAGCGCATTCTGGTACGCAGCCAGGTTCGCCTGGATGGCCACGCCGGTGGTGGAGACGTAGCCGGCCAACGCCTTGAGGCCCACGAGGATATAGGGGGCCACGGGCGCGGCGCGGTAGAATCGCATGGTGCCTGGCACGCCATATTCATCGGCCACGGCCACGGCGGTGGTGCCGTTGGTCCGCACGCCAGGGGCCTTCTTGAGGCGGATGGCCTCGGCGATGGCCGCATCGTCGCCGCCCTCGACCACGAGCGTGATGGAGTGCGCAGGCAGGCCATTGGCGTCGACGGCGTCCGTGTCGTTCTCGTAGGGCTGGCAGCGGGTGACGCCGGAAAGGTTGGCCACGGCGCCCGCGATGCCTTCCAGCACGGTCTTGCTCGGCAAGGCCGTGGAGACGCCCTGGCGCTTGCGCAATACCGCGTCGCTCTCCACGGCCGCGCCGGGCGTTGCCGCGGCGGCGTTGGTCACGGAGAGCCAGCCGCGCGTGGGCGTGGCGATGGTCGCGATCTCGCCGGCGGCGGCCTGGATGTCGCCCTCGTCCTGGGCCGTGGCCGTGACCGTGATGGAGCCACCGGAGGGGATGGTGACGCTCGCGGGCAGATCCCACTTGCGGCCGGCCACGTCCGCCACCACGCCGGCGGTGATGCTCGTGCCCACCGTGCCCACGAGATGCACCTCGGCAGTGGAGTGGCTCGCCGTCAGGCGTGTGAGGCCGTTGATCTTGACCATGCGCGATAGGCCCGCGCCCTGGGCGGTCTGCGGTGAAAAGGCGTTGTACACGGCCACCGCGAGCTGGTTGGCGTCGTGCTCGGCCTGGGCGAACATCGCCAGCATCTGCCCTTCCTGGCTGTCGGCCTCAAGATAGAGATCCGCGCCGAAGATGGCCCGGAAGTCCGCCTGCCTCTTGGCCAGGATGTCCGGGTATGTCGGCGTGTGGATGCCGGCCGCGTCGATGTAGGGGACGATGTATGCCACTAGAGCACCTCCTGGATGATCGCCTGGCCGTAGATGGTGGTGATGGTGGCGGCGACGGACAGCGCGCGCGCGTCGCGGTCGAGACTGGAGCTGTAGCTGTCCAGGCTCAGGACGCCCTCGGTCTCCAGGATGCGCGTCCGGATCACCGGGTCGTAGCCGCCCTCGGTGTACTTGCCCAGGACGCCGCCCACGTAGGGCGTGCCCTCGGCCGTGTCCAAATACCACTCGCCGGTCATGAGCCGCAGGCGCTGGGCCACGGCCTGGGCCACGCCTTCGGCCGCGTCTCTCCAGTAGTCGGCCTGGCCATGCCCGAAGCGGATGTCGCCGTCGCTATCCCACTTGCGCAGCCTCATGCCGGGCCTCCCGTGTTGCCGCCGCCCGGCTCGACGCCGCCGTGTACGTGCGACATCAGGCTGATGCCGCCGGCCACCATGTCGCCCGTGGAGGTGATGCCGCCCTGCACGTGCAGGCCGCCCGGCACGGCCATGGTGATCGCGCCGGTGGTCGGGTTGAAGCTCATCACCAGCGTGCCGGCGTCGTTGCGGATCTGGGCCTCGCTGGCGCTCACGTCGGCCAGCTTGCGCGCCTGGCTGCGCGGGCCAACGATGGCGATGGCGTCGGAGAGGTCGTGCATGCGCGCGGATAGCGGCTCCTGCACGCCGCCGGACTGCCACCAGGCGTCGATGCAGCGCGACGCGAAGACCACCAGACACTCGTCGCCGGCGGCGACCGGGAAGGTGAAGGTCATACCGCCGCCGGACGGGAAGACCACCGGCACGTCCACCAGAAGCGGCAAGTCGACGCTGGCCACCGTGCCGTCCGGGCTCTCGACGCGGCCCTTGATGGCCGGCTGCACCGCACACGTCTGCCGGGCGGCGTCGTAGCTCTCGATGATGCCGGGCATGGCCGTCTGGATCTGCGCCTGCCTGCCGTCCTGCGCGGCCTGCACGGCCTCCACCGGGTCGTCGATGCGCTCCCGGTAGTCCATCAGCGGCCTCCATTGCTGACCACGATCTTGGACAGCAGCGGCGCGGAGTCGTCGATGCCCACGCAGGTCAGGTCGGCGTACCAGTCGTTGCCGCGCGTATCGCCGCGCCACTCGATGGCCAGGATGCGGTAGAAGCCGTCCTTGTTGATGCGCGGGGCCTTCTGGAACGCGCCGATCTTGAGGCTTTGCTTGAAGCGGATGATGCTCCGGTTGTCGAGCTTGATCCGGCCGCCCACGCGCAGCTTGGGGTTGATGAGGCAGCGCACCATGATGCCCTGCTCGGTCTGCTCCGGCATGCCGATGAGGCCCGTCTCGGCCGTAAGCTTGACGGCCTCGCCGGGCAGGTAGCCGCGCTTGGGCACCAGCTGCACCTTGCCGTCCTGGATGCTCCAGCTCGTGTCCGTGCTGTGCGCAACGTCGCGCAGGTAGTCGCGGGCCATGCCGTACATGACCTGGCCGCGCGGCAACGCCTGGCCGCCAAGGTCCGGAATGTAGCCCTGGGTGACGCCGTGCTCGGCCATGGCGCCCGCCGCCGTCTTCGCCACATCCTTCTGCGTGGCCCCGGCGGCCAGCGTGGCGCGGACCACCGCGTAGTTGTAGGCCCGGTCGCCGTCCGAGGCCAAGAAGTCGGCATAGGTGTCCACGCCGTTCTCGCGGCCGAAGCGGACCTGCCGGATGGTGCCGCCGAAGATCAGCCCGCAGTTGCCCTCGTAGCCGGCCTGCAGGACGATGCGCGTGAACTCCTTGGTCCCGAGCCGTGCGCAGGTGGCCTCGGCCAGGTTGTAGACGCGGATGTCCGCGTGGTTCGGCGTTTCGAAGTCGACCTTGTGCGTGGCGAAGACCACGCGCAGCGCCCCCAGCTCCAGCCCCTTGCCGCCCGCGCCGCCGACCACGAGGCTGCACTGGCGCAGATACTGGCGATCCGCCGGCGCGCTCATGCCGCCTCCGAGGTCAGGAAGACCAGGTCGCAGCCGTCACCCAGGTTGTCCACCGTGGGCGGCAAGTCGTTGTCGTCGGCCCAGGCCACCAGGCCGCCGCCGATGCCGAGGTAGTCATACGGCGCAAGCAGGTCCACGCCGGTGACGAGCGGGATGCCGGCCAAGAGCACGTCGCCGCCATCGGGGTAGGCGACGTCCAGGACCCAGCCGCCCTCGTCCGCGTCGAGCCAGCGCACGGTGAGCTGATACTCGACGCCGGCGAGCGAGACGGTGAGCGTCTGATCCTCTGCGGTGAGCGGGATGGTGTAGTCGGCCATGGCTAGGACGACCTCCGACCAAACATCTGCGACAGATCCTCCTTGGCCCCCTTCATAACCGAGGGGCGCTTGGTCACCTGCTCCTTGCCCTTCTCCTTGGTCGCGTTGGTGCTCCGCTTCATCTGCCGCGCGCGCGGCACGGCGACCACGCTCACGTTCACGATGATGATCTGTTGCAGCTCCATGGAAAGCATGAGCACGTTTTCGGTCGCCGCGTCCGTCACGACCCCGAGGGATTTGATCAGCATGTTGCCGTACACGCGCTTGCCCGTAACGACGTCGAAGGGTTCGCGCGTGGCCTGGAGCTTGCGCAGCGCCTCGTACATGGCCACCGTGAGGCGGTCGCCGTTGACGTTGTTGTCCGCGCGCGCATCGGTCACTCCGGCCTTGATGGTCAGCTTGGCCGGCTTGAGGTAGGCGTGGTCCGTGACGGCCGCGCCCTTCTCCACAGGGTGCTCGGTGATCTCCAACTCGTCGGTGTGGGCCTCCTCGATGGTCACGTCCATGTACAGTCCGCCGATGGAGCGGGCCGGGCGCAGGAACACCAGCTCGGTATTGGAGGAGAGTGTGTTGGCGCTCATCTGGCGGCTCCGCGCGCGTGGCGCACGAGATCGGCATTTACCTTCTGCTGGCCGCCAAGCACGGTGCGGCCCACGGCCTCGGGATCGCCCGCGCCGTCGATGTTGAAGTTGTTCACGGCGGACAATTCCACCTTCGCGCCCCCGGCCGGGCCGGCAGTGGCGGCGGCCAGGGCCGGGGAGGGGCCAAGGGCGGGAGCCGTCTGGGTCTCTCCGCCGCCACCGAAAATTCTGGCGATGCCCTTGGCTGCGCTCAAAAGGCCGCTCAGCTTGAGTATCCCTTTCAGGATGTCCCAAAGACCTTTCGCCAAATTGATCGCGGATTGCCAAGCGGCGGCCCAATCGCCATTCAGCAGGCTGGTGACATAGGTGATCAAGGATAGTGCGACGGTGAGGATACCCGCAAGTGTCTCGATAGCTCCGGAGCCGAGCTCGCCGAAGGCGTCGAGCAGCGGCCCCTTGAGAACGCCCCACAAGCTCCCGAGCACATCCATAAGCTTACCCAACTCCCCAAGAATCGAGTCAATTTGCGTCGCCCAGGGTCCCCAATCAATGAGGCTGTCCCCGTCATCTTTCCAAGTCTGATAGTCGTCGATGAGCGCGAGTAGGGCGATAAGCGCGACAATGACCAGGCCGAGCGGCGTGGCCAGGAATGAAAGATTGAGGTACTTCCAGGCGGCTGCGAGTCCCAGAATGGACACGATGAGTGCCTGCGTCGAGCCGTCGAGCATTTGGAACCTGTCGACGATGGCCCCGATCAGCTTGAAGGCGCGCAAGGTCAACCCGAGGAAGAAGCCGGCGAGCATAAGGACGAAGCCGATGACGACCTTGATGACCCGAACGACCGGCCCGAAGTTTTGGAGCAGTGTCTGCCGAAACGACTTTACGTCCTTCTCTGCCTTGCCGATGAGCGAAAGGCTCACCGTCTCCGCAAGGAGCTTGAACACCTCCTTGAGGAACTTCACCTCCTTGACGAAACTGCGCGACTTCTCGGCGGCCTGCTGGGCGTCCATGCCCGTGGCCGCGTACATCTCGCGATAGGCGTTCGTGAGGCCGCTCACGTCCTGGGTCAGCATCTTGTACAGGCTCTTGTCGATGCCCAGCTGGCCCATGAACATCTCCGCCCTGGCCCTCGGCATGGTCTTGATGCGCTTGCCCACCTGGTCAAGCACTTCGGACGCGTCGCGCAGCTGGCCGTTTGCGCCGCGGATGCTCACGCCCAGCCGCGCGAAGGCGACCAGGCCGCCCTGGCCGATGGTGGCTCCGGCCATCTGCCCCTGCAGGCTGCGCAGAGATGATTGCAGGGCCTCGGCCGAGCTGCCCGTCAGGTTGGCCACGAAATTCATTTCGCGGAGCTTGCCCACGCCGATGCCCAGGCTTTCGGCCGTGTTCAATAGTTCGGCGTTGCTCGCGGCCACCTTGTAGACCCCGGCGTACACGGACCCGGCCGCGGCCATGACCCCGCCGCCGAACGCCATGACGCGCTTGGTGGCGGTGCCGATCCAGGCGTCCCACTTCTGCTTCCCGGTCTCATCGATCTCGAACCCGAGCCGAGCAAGGAAGTCGTATAGGACGTCACCCGCGGGCATCTTCTGTCTCCTTCGCCTTGATGTAGCGGCGCTCGTTCTCGGCCTGGACGTCCAGGGCGTCGTTCATGAGCGCCACGTCCTCCAACCCCAGGGTCCCATCAAGCAGACTCTCGTACTTGCAGCATCCGGCCAGCACGGGCCTGAGCAACCAGTCCTCGCCGTCCGACAGGCTGACCCACTCGACGTCTACGTCAGGGGCGCTCCGCCGGAAATCGGGGACCCTTCGCCGAAAAAACCGGACAGGTTGAGCCGGAGCACTTCCCACACGATCTTCAGCATGGCCGGCATGTCGAGATCCTGGAACTGGAGCAGGTCGCCGGTCATGAGCCGTGCCCAGCCGCCGGAGTCCTGGCGGCGCTCCGTGACGGCAAGGCAGGCGTCGATGATGTAATCCACGTCGGGCTCGGGCAAGCTGGCCAGGTTGGCCAGCACGCCACCGAGCATCCCGCCGAGGTCCTTATCCGTGAGGTTGTCGAGCAGCTTGCCCGGCTCGGCCTCCGCGCCCTTGGCGGCCTCCCGCCTGAGGTTGGCCAGGACGCCGGAGTCGATGAGCCCCACGAGCAGCGGCGACAGCCGGCGCGTCACATGAAACTGCTTCTTTGCGGCGAGCTTGTTGGCCCTGTAGGTGTGGCCGCCGACCTCGAATTCGATGCTCATGCCCGCCCCCTCCTAGGAGAAGATGTCGAAGATGTCGGCGCCGCCCAGCTCGGGATCCCACACGCCGCCGTCGATCTGCCACTCCACCGTGCCGCCTTCCTTGGCGTAGGTGATGGCGGGCATCTTCTTGAACGCGGCCTCGGTGATGGTGTGCAGGTCGTTGCGGGCGCTGTCGCGCACCACGAGGGTGTTCTGACCATGGCGCGCGCTCGATGCGGTCTGGAAGTTGAACATGGACACGAGCAGCGCGTTGGTCGGGCTGGTCTTGAGCAGCGTGATGGTCACGGTGCAGGCCTTGGAGACCGCAAGCGAGTGCATCACCGAGCCGTCCGCGCCGGGGGTCATGGTGTTCTTGTCGCCCACGGGCTCGATCTTGATGCCCTCGTCGGCGTTGCCGCCGATGACGAACATGCCTCCCGGCCCCTCAAAACTGCACGAGACGTCTGCAAAGCTGTAAGCGGGCATGGTGTCCCTCCCTGCCTAGCGGTTGACGTTGACCGTGATGTCCACGGAGTGGATGGCCCCGGCCAGCTTGATGGCCACCTGGATGGGCGGGGCCTTGCGCGCCTCGCGATCGGCCTGGGCCTGGTCCACGATGGGTTGCGAGTAGAGGTAGTAGCCCTTGGGCAGGTAGTCGCCCTGCTGCAGGGTGCCGAAGCCGTCGCTGAACCAGGTGCCGGGCGCGATGAGGCCGTTGGCCACGCCCTGCTTCATGGCCTGGGTGATGCCGCCCATGATTTGCGTCACGCCGGCTTCGGTCTGCGGGATCTTGGTCTGGCTCTGATAGAGCACGTTGTAGCAGTTGGTCTGGATGGCGTTCTGCAGCCAGTCGGTGCCGTGGACCTCGTCGAAGTAGGCCCCGCTGGCCACCACGCCCTGCTCGATGATGGTCGTGTCGTTGTCGTAGGTCACAAAGACGTTGCAGTTTTTGGCCTCCAGCGCGTTGGCCTGGCTCTCGCCCAGGGCCTCCGCCGTGACCCCCGGCTCCTGCTTGAACTTGAGCGTGATGGTGGTCTTGTTGCCGTTGTAGTCCACGGAGAAGGCGCGGCCGAGAAGCGAGGCCACGGCGTAGGGGCTGGAGGAGCTGTACTGCGTGACGCTGCGCGTGTAGCTCTTGGCCTTGAGCTTGGAGGGCAGGTCGTCGGTGTAGCTGGAGGACAGCACGCGCACGTCCTGCGTGGTGAAGCCCGCCACGCGGCTCCGGCTCGTGGCCTCGATGAAGGCGGCCACATCCTCAGCCTGGCTGTCGGTGGGCATGGTGGAGGCGGCGAAGGTCAGACCGTACCACTCGGCCGATTTGTCGGCCAAAACGGCGGCGCAGGCGGCCGGGGTTTCGGCGTCCATGCCTGCGGCGGGCGCCTCGGCCAGGGCCTGCGTCAGCCCGGCCATGGCGCTGATGTCGGCGCCGCTGGTCGGAGCCTGCGCATAGCCCAGAGTGGCGGCGGCTCCGGTGGCCGTGCTCTTGATCACGAAGCGGGTGCCGTCCCAGGTGCAGCCCGCGCCATTGGTCGCCAGCTTGGCGTCGATGACCGCGGCCACGCCGGTCATGGCCGTGACCGAGCTGAAATCCATGCTGCTGATGCTCTTGGTCACGCCGCCCACATCGAGCTTCATGGCCCCGGTGGTGACGGCCTGCCAGGCGGCGAGGTCATCCTCGGCCGTGCCGCCATGCAGGATGGCCGGAGCGGCCGTGCGGATCCAGCGGGCGATCATGACCACCTTCGGCCGGGGCGACTGCCCGAAATAGAGATCGGCCGCCAGGTACTCGGGGGCGACCAGGCCGAACTCCGCCGCGACGGCGTCCAGGCCGGTGTAGGACCGGATGCGCTCCACGCCGTCGATGACGTCGCTGTCGCCGGCGATGCAGAGGATGCCGAACGACCTCCGGCCGGCGGCCTTGGGCGAAAGGTTGACGGTGACATTGACCGCCCGCGAAACGGAAAGAGCCTTTGCCATGTTGGTCCCCTCCTACGTCATGGGGGTGGTTTGGACGATGAGGCCGGTGTCGGTCTCGATCGTGACGGATCCGCACTTGATGTTCCGCACGGCGTAGACGCGCCGCGCCTCGTTCCGCAGTTCGATGGGCAGGTCGACGCGCTTGACCCAGTAGCCGTTGACCAGTTCGGCCAGGCGCACCCGCCGGCCGATGCCGCCGAGAGCCAGCCCGGCCTGGCGCAGGGGCGCCCGATTTTGTTCGACCATGAGCCCGGCGCGCAGCCGTTTGGCCAGGTCGCCGGAGTTGGGACCGTAGAAGCTGGCCAGCACGTTCAACGTCTCCCAGGTGACGACCGTGTCCGCGCCGTCGCCATCGCCGCTATGGGTCACGGCCGGCCAGGAGTCGTCGTCTTCGTCCGGGACGCCCACCGCGCACCAGTCCACGGTGTGCTCCGGCTGCTTCGGCGGCTTGGGCTGCCAGCGCGGCCGGACCATCTTGCCCGGCAGGCCGGTGATGCCCGCCACCATGGCCGTGAGCACGTCCTCGAGCTGCTCCTCGGTGAGCGGCGCGGACGTGGGGGCCAGGTAGCCGGCGTGCGTGCTGTCGGTGGTCATTGCCCTGCCCTCGGGTAGGTGCAGCCCGGCCAGTCCTCGGTCTCGTCGGCGAGGCGCTTGTTCAGCTCGAACGGGCCGTAGAAATGCAGGGGCTCGGTGCACGCCGCGTCGGCCGCTTCCGGCGTGTCGAACACGCCGAGCACTTCCCACGGGCCGTTCTGGCGCCAGACGCCGGCGACGTAGACGGTCTTGACCACTTCGGCGGGAGCTTCGCTTTTGCTCATACTGCAACGTCCTTTCCCTGCATGGTGTCGCTCTGTGCGAGCACTTCGAAGAATCCGTAGTCCGACCAGTCCCACACGCCCTTGACCTGGTAGGTGCCGCCCTTCCAGGCCAGCACGTCCGGGCCGTGCGTGTCGTCGCCGGCGGTGAGCCGGGTGCCCGTGTAGACCGCGATGGTCTCGTTGGAGCGGTCGCCCTCGGGCAGACGCTGGAGCTGCTCGTCCGTGGCCGGGGCGACGACGCCGGCGACGCTCAAAGCCGCGACGGTCTCGGTCGCGCGGCCGGTATCGCCCACGCCGACCACGGCGCGGCTGACGGTGAGCGTCTGCATCAGGTCGGGATCCCGGAGCACGTCGGACACGTCGAGCATCAGCTTGACCTCTTGCGCACCACGTAGGTGACGGCCTTGCGCAGCTGGCCGGACAGGATGAGCGGGTTGATGGCTCCGCTCTCGCGCCGAGTCTTGCCGCGTTTCAGGATCTTGCCGTTTTCGCCGCGGACGACGCCATGCCGCTTGTTGAGCGTGGACTCGGCCAGCGGGGCCAGGTCGCCGTCCACGAACTGCGCGCGCACGCTGTTCTGGGCGATGATGCCGGCCTTCTCCAGGCAGCCGCCCACGCCGCCGACGTTGCCGGACAGCGCCGCCTCGCCCGCGGCGCGCAGCTGCTCCACGATGGGGCCGCTGGCCTTGCGGATTCCCGGCCGCAGGAACGGTCGCGCCGGGATGTTGTGCGCCGGGCTGCCGTTCTCGTGGATGAAACCGAGCTGGGCATTGGTGACGGATCCCTCTTCGCCCAGCTCGGGCGCGGCCTGGCGCTGGGCCTTATCCGCCGGGATGCCCACGAGCACCTCCTGCGAGGTGAGCGCCTTGAGCGCGGCCTCCAGCTGGCGGCTCTTGTCCACCTTCAGCTCCACGCCGGACTTCATACGCACACCCCGCCGACGCCCACGAGCTGCATCAGGTCGAACAGCTGCTGGCCGTAGATGGTGGCGTTCCACTGCCGGCCGTTGGGGTCGGCCGTGGTGGCCTGGCTGTAACTCTTGGACTTGCTGACGGGGCCCACGGTCTTGCTTTCGGCCGTCACCGGCCCGGCCGCGGCGCTCATGCCGCCGGTTCCGCTGGCGTCCAGGCCGGCGGCGCGCTCCAGCGTCAGGTTGTGCGCCGCAAACAAGCAGACGGCCTGATCGTACAGGGCGGCGAAGCGATCGGCCGAAAGGCGCTTGGCCCCGAGCGCGAGCCAGAAGGTCACGCGCGCGTCGGGGAAAAGCGCCTCGGTGAAGGCCGGGAAGGCCGAGCGGAAACCGGCGGCGTCCATGCTACTTACCCTTGCCCTTGGTCTTGTCCTTGGCATCCGCCGCGGGCGTATCCTTCACGGTCTCGGCTTCGTCAGCCGTGGCCTCCACGTCGGGCAGCAGCTCGGCGCGGCCATCGGCGATGCAGGCCTGGACAAACCAGTCCTCAAGCTCCGCCTGGGTCAGCGTGTGCTCGCCAACGGCGAAGTCCCTTTTCCCCGCACTCGTGCGGTCGAACCGCGCCTTAAAGGGCTTGGTGACCAGGATCCTCGGCATGTCATTCTCCTTGAAAGGCGGCCCCCGCAGGGGCCGCCGGTTGGTTGTCGCTTGTGGCTAGAGGCCGTCGGCGTAGCCCACGGTCTCGGGGTAGACGAACTCCACCTCGCCCAGGCTGCCGTAGTACACGCACAGCTGGCTGATGCCGCGGTACTCCAGCGGGGTGCGCTGCAGCGGGACCATCGGGTAGCGCACGTACTGCTTATCCTTGGTGTACGCCGCCATGCGGTCCTTGCCGTTCGTGCCGCGGCCGGTCAGCCACTTGAGCGGCTGGATGTCCAGAGGTCGGCCATTGATGCGGTTGGAGAGGGAGGACTCGGCCACATACTCCAGGATGGACTTGCTGCCGGCGGTGGTAACGGGCTTGGTCAGCAGCGCGAACTTGGCCGGAGGCAGCCGCAGGTGCGTGGGGCAGGCCGCGTAGGCGGCGTTCTTCCAGGTGTCCTCAAGCAGGCCATTGATGTCATCGAGGATCATGGCCGGCGTGGTGGCCGTGTCGTCCCACTCCGAGCTGATGGGCAGGGGCGTGATGGCGGCATTGTTGACCAGGCCGGTGGCGCCCATGTCCGTGTCGCCGACGTACACCTGCTCGTCGATGTCCATGTTGTGCTTGATGCGGATGGCCTCCAGCTTCTGGGCGTCGATGGGCCTGCCCACCTGCTGCGCCTTGCTCAGCTCGATAATGGTGTAGCCCAGCTCCATGCCCCAGAGGCGCATGGGCAGCACGGTCTTGTTGATGCCGAGGGCGGGACCGGCGATGACATTGGCCTTCGGTCCGATCCAGTTCTTGCCGGTGGACTTCGCGCCGCCGGCCGCGGCCAGGAGCGTGTTGGTGAACGAGGACGATTCGTCGCTGATGCTCACGTCCTCACGCAGCTCGATGTCGCGGTTCCAGGTGACCGAAAAGAGCGGCATGTGCAGAGTGGGATCAAGCCTTTCCAGCTCCCCCACCAGGAACGCGCCGGTGCTCGAAATCGTTTCGGCGTCGTAGGTTCTGAAAGCCATGTCGGTGCTCCTAGATGTTGTAGGCCAGCTCGACGTTGCCGTCGGAGTCGGCCGGGCCGGTGAAGGTGGCGGGCAGTGCGACGTTGCCGTCGGCGGCCTTGGTCACGGTGACGGTGAAGCTGTCGCCGGCGACCATGGGGGTGCCGCCGGCGGTGATGGTGAAGGTGACGCCGCCGGCGCTGAAGGCCGTGCCGGCCGCGCCGGTGCCCATGACCAGGCCATCCGGATCCTTCACGCTGAAAGCCGTGGCGGCGGTCATGATGACGCTGTGCGCGCCGAGCTTGGCCTTGCTGGTGACGGCGAGGGTGCCGATGGTGCCGTTGCCGGCATTGCCCGCGGTCGCGGCCCCGGCGATGGACAGCGCGCCCACGTCGGCGGCGGCCTCCAGGTCGCCCACGGCCTTGCCGGTGGCGGCGGTGATGCGCAGGTAGGCCGGCGCGCCCTTGGCCGCGGCGCCACGAGCCAGCACGGCGGAGATGTAGCCGCGGCGCAGCACGTCGCAGGCGGAGCCGCTGGGCAGCTTGCCGGCGGCGGTCAGCCCAGTGGGGCCGCCCTGGGTCGGGTAGGACCGCACCAGGAAACCGTAGAGGGTCCCGCCGGCGTAGGGGATGATCTTGCCGGCGGACATTTCCACGGCCGCGCCGAACGCACAGTCCGCGCCCAGAATGTTGGGTTCGATGGTGCCGTCGGCCTTGCGGGTCACGTCGCCGGCGAATCCGGCCGGCATGCGGTACAGGATGGCGTTGCTCATCTACTTGCCCCCTCTCTTGGCGTAGGCCTCGGCGTTGGCCTTGTTGATGTCCGCCGGCGTCACGGTCGCGCCGAAGTCCTTGACCGTGGCCTTGCGCAGGCCGTCGGCGGTACTCTTGTCGTTGCGGATCTTGGCCACCTCGGACGCCGCGATGAACGCCGCGTCCAGGGTGACGCAGTCGCAAGAGTCCAGGGTGGAGCCGCGCAGCGTGGCCTTAACCACGCCGGTCATGGCCTTGTCGCCCATGGCCTGGCGCAGGGCGGCGCGCTGCACGGCGCAACGCCTGTCGCCGTCCATGACGCGCAGCTTCGGGTGCAGCAGCTTGGCGCGGTCGCGCGTGTCCGTGTCCACGGTGCGCGCCGCGTCACGGGCTTTGGCCCTGGCCGCGCGGTCGCCGATCTTGGCCGGCTTTTCCTCTTCCCCGTCCGTGGCGGTCTCGGGCTCATCGTCCCCGCCGGGTCCGGCCTCAACCTCCTCATCGTCGGCTGCGGCCTGTTCGGTCTCCTCGGACTTGGCGAGCTGCCGGAGGCTGATCTTGATCTCCTCCATGCCGGCCTCCAGCGCGGCCAGGCGCTCCTCGGTGGCGTCGTCGGCCGCGGCGGCCTCGCCGCCCTCGGGCTTCTTTTCCGACTTCTTCTCCGGCTTTTCCTCGCCGGACTCGGCCAAGGCCTCGTCCAGGGCGCGGCGCGTCTTCGGGGAGCCAAGCGCGGCCACAAGCCGGTCCAGGATGCTCTTCTTCTTGGGAGTGCTCATGTCGTCTCCGTTGTTGTCGGTGATCATGCAACGCGGGCCACAGCGGCCCCTCCGCACCAGCGCAATGTGATTGCCGCGGATGTTCCGCTGCATCCACACCCCGTCTGCCCCCCGCTCATAGTCCGCGTCATACCCGCACGAGATCTCGCGCAGGCCCCCGCGGACAAGGCCGATGGCCTCCTGATCGGTGATGAGCAGATCGGCGAGCAGCAGATCGGACTGGACTCCCGCCCCGCGCCGGACGTTCTGGGCATGGCCGACGGCCAGCTCACGCCAGGTCACGGGGGTCACGTCCTCGTCCGGATGGTCCACGGTCGCGGGCTTGCCCTCGAACGACGCAATGGTCAGCTCGGCAAACACCTCTTCCTCGGGCCGCTCGATGATCACCGGGCCGTCGCCGTCGACCTCGAAGGGCACCTCGTCCGGGGCGTACTTTTGTGCGCCGGTGCGGGCGATGGGCACGTCAAGGCACAGCAAATAGCCCTCGGGCGTTTCCGCCATATGCTCGGAGAGTCGGGATGCGATCTGGTAGCGCATGGCCCCTGTCGTACAGGGACCGGGGGGATGGGTCTTTTAGCGTGGGCTAAAAATGCGTGCCGTCCGGCGGGTTGGTTTCGCCGGCGCGGATGGCGTGGAGAGGGAGGAGGGAGAGGACGCTGGAGGGCGTTTAAAAACGTTCAAAAACGCCTTTTGCCGCACCGGGGTGGGGCCCAGGCTGCAGCACCCGTTGCCGGGCATCTGGCGCGTCTAGGAGACAGATCCGATCGCGGAAGCGACCTGGCGCAGGTCGAAGTAGCCCAGCTCGAACTTGCCGTAGTCGAGCACCTCGCCGGACGGGCCGAAAGCGGGCTCGCGCAGGGTGAACTCCACGGCGAGTCCCTTGCCGCCGCCATGCACGTCCACCACCCGGCCAACCGTGCCGGCCGGGAGCCATTCGCCGGGCGTGTCGCCGTAGCTGTAGGCGGCCAGCAGCCGGACGCTCTCTCCCTCGTGTATCGCGCTCATATGTCCACCCAGGCGGAGACGAGCCGCGGTCGCGTGCTTCTGACTCCGTTGTCCGTGTCATATATCCAGTTGGACTTCACTGGCAAGACCTGGCCGTTGAGTCCCTTGACGGGCATGACCACGCTGAACGTCTCGCCATGCTCGTTGGCCGGAACTTTCGTATGCCGCGCCGCCGGAGTTGTCGGCAGCTGATCAAGGAGCTGCCGCGCCAGATAGTCCGCGTCGGGGCCTTTGATGCCGAGCGCCGAATTCATGACCCGCGCCTTGGGCCCACCCTTTTCATGAGCCGGGTTGAGCACGTAGGTCTCCAGCTTGCCCTTCGGGATCCAGGCGCGATCCGCATTGGGCAGCGGCTCCCGCACCAGATGCGGCACAACCTGATTGCCGGCCTGCCGTTCCCACTGGCTGCGCAGCTTGTGCTCGCCGCCGGCCTCCTCCTCCTTGCGCGTGGGCATGGGGCTGGCCACGGCCTCGCCGTCGGGCGCGGAGATCACAGGCTCGCAGTAGCAGCGGCAGTTGGGAAACTCGCCGGCGTGGCCGGTCATGCCGTCCAGAGTCGGCGGGTCGTCCCATCTGACAAACTTGCCCTCCATGGCCGCGTGGCTGGGCCTGGTATTGCCGTCGCGCGCGGTGCGCCAGATGTAGCCCTCGCTGCCCACGGCCTGTGCCCGCGCCTGCGTCAGCGCCGTGCCGGCCTTGCTCACCTCGGTGGCCGCAATGGTCTTGGCCCGGCTGGCGGTCACGCCGCCCTGCTCCTGAATTTTCGCGGCCAAGGTTTCGGCCCGCATGCCGCTGCTCAGCGCCTGCTCGGACAGCTCGCCCACGCGGGCGGCGGCGTCTGCCGGCAGGGACTTGATGAGCGTGACGTTGGCCTCAATGCGCGCCTGCATGGCTTCGGTCACGTCAGCGTCGAGCATGCCGCGCAGGTCGATGCCCCAGCTCTCGGCCGCCTCGCGCCAGGAAACGTCGTTCTTGATAGCCACGCGGCGGACCATGTTCGCGGCGGCTTGGCGCGCCCAGGGATCCAGGGCCTCGGCATACGCCTGGAGCTGGCGCTGCGCGTGCTCCGGGGTCTTGGCGCGGGCCAGCGCCGTGGACACTTTACGGGCCACGTCCGCGAGCTGCTCAGCATACATCCGTTCGGCCGCGCGGCTGGGGCGAAAGCGCTGCCGCTGCTGTTTGACTGCGCTCACGTCCGCCCAGGCCCAGGGCCGCCGCCAGGGTTTGGCCGTCGGCTTCGGCTGCGGTGCCGGCTGCTCGTTCACGCCGTGGCCTCGTCGGCCGGCACGGCCGGAATGAACCCGCGCCCCACGCTGCCCATGATCTGCTCGGCCTGCGCCAGGCTCACGGGGAAAGCCGCGCGCAACATCTGAATGCCGGACTCGCGCGGGAGCTGTCCGGAGGCGACCTGCGTCACGATCTCGACCATGGACGTCACCTGCGCGCCATTGAGCGAGATCTCCTGCGGCGTCGGCCCATCGCCGCCCGCCTCGCCGGGCTGCGTCCCGCCTTCGCCCAGCTCGGGCAATGTCGGCGCGGACGCCTCCGCATGGGCACGATTGATATCCCCATCCGTGATGCCGCTCCACCGGCCCGTGATGCGGCTGGCGTCGCGCAGCTCGCCCAGGGCCTGGGCCAGGGTGATGATCCCGGCGCTGTGCAACCCGGCCACGGACTGCGCGTCTGCCGTGGCGATGGTCGACTTGTCCGTCTCCGAGGGCTGCCAAAGCGACCGGAACTCAAAACTCCAGCCCTCGGGCAGCGGCTTGCCCCAGCGGCTGCGGGCGATGATCGGCAGAAGCTTCTCGAAAACCGGCCGCAGGTCGTCGTCCTGCTGCGTAGCGATGGTGTCGTAGTATGTGCGCAAATCGGTATCGCCGGTGGAGAAGCCCTTTGGGCTTTGCCCCATCAAGCGCACCAGCGGAATGCCGGTGGCGCCGGCGATCTGCTCCGCGAAAGCCTGTATTCCATCATAGGCTCCGGCGAAGGTCCAGGAGTTGGTTTGGAACTCGTCTTCTGAGTCGAGAAGCGTGATGCCCTCGTTGGTTTGCATGAGCCTGATCATCGCGAACATTTTAAGTAGGGCCTGCTCGGGCGCACCGCCGGCGGCCAGGATCTCGCGCAGGCGTTTCACCCGGATGGTGCGCAGGTAACTGCGAAACATGAGATTGGCCGTGCCATGCGTGGCGCTGTCGAGCGCCAAAATACGGTCGTAGGCGCGCTCCACCACGGAGGCCCCCCACTGCAGCTCGGTGATGCGCTGGTAGTACGGCAGCTCCACGCCGATCAAGCGGACGCAGCGACTGTGGTGCACGCGCAGACCGACCTCGTCGTTGCCGGTGTTAACGTCGTAGCTCACCGGATAGCCGAGCATGGGCCCCAACTCGTCAATCGTTTCGGACGACGGCACCACCTGCCAGCGGTCGAGCACATGCAAACCGCGGAAGCTGTCCCGGCGCACGTCCTCCACGTCAAGCGGCTGCGACACGTCGTCGCCCTGGATGAGGATGACGGCCAGCGCGCCGCCGTACAGCCTGGCCCACTTCACCGCGTCGCACAGCCGGCCGTAGACGCCCATCCGGCGGATATAGCGGTGCAGCTCATCGATGTCGCCGGGCGGCAGCTGCGCCTGGATGTCGATGCCGCCGCGCAGCATGTCCTCGGCCACCACGTCCACCATGCGGCCCACGACCCAGGAGTCGCGGTAGGCGGCCTCCAGCAGCGAGCGTTGCCGAGTGATCTGGCTGCCGATCGTGTAGCTGCCCTTGGCGAGTTGGTTGTTCTGGCCCAGGCCGAGTCCGGCCAGGAAGTTCTCGAAGCCGTCTGTCATCCGCGCGTCAGTGGTGCGGTGATTTCTGCGTCTACCCATTGGCCAGAGCCTCCCAAATGCTCAGGCCGTGCGCCTTCAGATAGCGCAGGCCCTGTGTCATGGCGTCGACCTGATCGTCGTGGCCGCTCGCGGGGAAGCTCAGCAGCTCCTCCACGAAGTCACGGGCCCAGGTGCATTCCTCTTCGTCGGGGATGAACACGTTGCCCGCGGCCCAGAGCGCCGTCACGGCGTGCGCGCGCGAGACCTTGGAGCCGTCGGGCAGTATCGGCGTGAGGCCCGGCACGTCCTCGCGCAGGGCGTCCAGTACGGCCGGACCGTTGGCCTTGTCCTCGATGAGCACGGCCGTGGCCGCCGGAAACATGTTGGTCAGCAGCTGCACGGAATCCTTGGACGCAGTGAAGCCCATGCGCGCGCGCACCTGGTGCAACAGGTAGTAGCGCACGCCGGCGCGGCCCCAGATCTGCCCGACCACGAAATCCGTGCCGTCGGTGCCCTTGAAGGTCATGTCCCAGCTCTGGATGATCTCGTTGAAGAACTCGGGCAGGGTGGAGCGCCGCCAGCGCTTGATCCAGGCGGCCTGAAAAATGTTGCCGCCCTCCTGCACCGGGGACTGCTGGTACAGGGCGCTCCATTTGGCCGGGTTCATGGCCGCGCGGATCTCCAGGAGCTGCTCCAGCGGGTGCAGCTCCGGGACGAGGGCCAGGCCGTTTTCGTCGATGGCCTTGAACTTCAGGACGCGGGCGCGCGAGTTGGTCTTGGCGATGGTCCCGGCCAGGTCGTCCACGGCCCAGGACGTGGCCATGATAATCTGCCCGGACTTCTTGGACAGGCGGGTGAGGAAGACCGTCTCGTACCAGTTGAGGATGGCCGCCTTGACCGTGGCCGAGCGCGCCTCCTCCTCGTTTTTAATGGGGTCGTCGATGAGCCCCACGTCCAGGCTCTTGCCCGTGAGCGGGCCGCCCACGCCGGCGCAGACGTAGTAGCCGCGATGGTGGAGGATGTCGAAGCGGTCGCTGTTGCGCAGCGCCTGCCCCTCCATGGTGACGACCCGCTTCGGGTTCAAAGCCGAATCCGGGTAGGCGGCGCGGTACTGCTCGTCCATCATGATGCGTTGGACATCGCGGTTCATTTGCTGGGCCAGGTCCGCGCCGTAGCTGCATGCGCCGATGCGCAGCTCGGGATGGCGGCCGAAGAGATAGGGCGGGAAACGGCGCGACACCAGTTCGGACTTGCCGTGCTGCGGCGGGGCCTGGAGGATGAGCACCGGCCGCTTGCCGGCGATGACGTCGGCCAGGAACTGATCCAGCTCACGGCAGACTTCAAGGGAAAATGGGTTGTGGCAATAGTCCGGCTTGGTGAACGAGACGAAGGCCGCCATGCTCCGCCGGGCGCGTTCGGCCTGCAGGACGCGCAGCTCCTTTTCGGCAAGCAGGCTGTCCAGTTCGGTGCGGGCGGCCGGCGGGTCGGCTTTGGCGGCCTTGCGGGACATGATTAAGCCTCGACCGCCAGCGCGGCGATGCGTGCCTCAAGCTCCTCGTCGCTCAAGGCCTTCAAGTCCTGCGCGCTGCCCAGGCTTTCGATCTTGGCGTTCATCTCCTCACGCAGCTCGCGCCTGGCCGCCTCGCGCGCCTCGGCCGCAAACCGCTTCTGCGTCACGGCCGCGCGCGCAAGGTCCGCGATGGATTTGGTGATCTTGTCGAGGTGTAAAGTCTCGACTTTCACGTCGAGATCCACGAGCACGCCGAACAACTTTTCCTGCACCAGCCGCATGAGCGCCTCGTTGGTCGCCCCCTCGCGGTCCGGCGAGGCCTCCACCACGGCTCTGGCCTGCTCCGTGGCCAGCTTGAGCGAGGCTAGGCGCGTCTCGAACGCCGCCCCATATCGCTGGATGGAGGACTTGGAGATGTTATAGCCGCGCGCGCGCAGCTCCTCCTCAAGCAGCCGGTAGCGCTGGAAGCCGCCTTCGGCCAGAGCCTTGTCGAGCCACGCCTTGACGTCGCGCGGCAGCGACTGCACCGCGGATCTCTTGGTCATGGCTAGCTCCAGTACTTGGCCGGCCGGGCGATGCCGGGTTCACACTCCACCGTGTATTCAGCCAGGTCGACGCCGTGGCGGTTAAGCTCGCCGAACCACCGCCCGTCGGGCTGCTTCTGCAGGGCGACCAGCTCGCGATCGGCGAGGTAGTCCAGCTCGCGGCGCACCTCCAGCTGGGTGGCGTCCGGATAGACCCCCTGCACCGTGGCCAGGATCACCTCCTCGTAACAGCCCACGGGGCGTGCGTTCTGCAGCGTGAGGATGAGGATCCACCGCATGTGCTCGCGCCGCACTTTCGCCGGGTCAACTGACATTGCGCGCCTCCTTGATGTTCTCGAGCTTGCTGGCCAGGCCGTCCAGTTTGGCCTCGATGACGGTCTGGTTGCGGATCCAGTCCTCGCGGCGGACATAGTCCAAAGGCAACTGCGCCCGCAGGCGCAGGAGTTCCTTTTCAGCTTCATTGACGCGGGCCGCCACCGCCTCCGCTGCGGCCTTGGCCTGATCCGCGGCTTCCTTGGCCGCCTTGATCTCGCGGCTCTGCATCCAGCTCACGAGCTTCCAGACGCCGACGACGAACCCAAGGAACGCCAAGACAATCGTGACGATGGGCCCGACCAGGGGCAGCAGGGGAAACGCTGTCTCCGGCGTCATTGCGAAAGCTCCTTCGCCAGGTCCTGTAGCTTGTCGCGCTGGACCACGACGCCCTCGCACCACTTCACGTAGTCCACGTGGTTGGCGATGGCGTCGGCTACGGTTGCGTTTTGCTGTAACCCGGCGTCAGCAGCGGCGGCGGCGGCTGCCTGTCCATCAACTCGGCCGGCGGCGCCGGATGCGGGCACACCGGGGGCGGACACGCGCCGGGCCTCGTTCCACAGCTGCACAGCGTCAGCAGGCAGCACACAAGCAGCAGGTATCTCACGGGTGACATAGACAATCCTCCCGCGCAGGCTCGCGCGCTGCGCTTCGATGTCGCGCTTGGCGGTGATGAGGTCGGCGGCCAGGGCATTGGCGTAAACCTGCTGGGCCGCCTGCTTGGTCATGGCCTCGCGCGTGGCGTCGGCCAGGTTGCGCTGATACTCGGCCATCAGCTCGTTGCGCGCGCTGGCGCTGCCATGCGACCAGCCCCACCAGCCCCCGCCGAGAGTGCCGGCAAGGGCCAGCACGAGCAGCAGCCAGGTGAGCACGGATCCGCCGGTGAGCCAGGACCAGGCCGTGCCGCCAAAGGATTTGATGAGAGCCCACATCAGCGCACCTCCGGGGGAAGGGCTTCGAGGTAGTACTTGATGCCGAACCGGAGGATGTACTCCACGACATGGTCGCCATAGAGTCCGCCCAAGCCGGTTTTGAGCACGGACTTGACGGTCTCCGCCGGATCGGCCTCATCCATGAGTGGGTAGGACTTGGTCAGGCGCAGACGGCGCAGCTTCTTGGCCGCGGAGGCAAGGGCATCCTTGTTGATTTGGCTCACCGCGTCCCCTCCATGTTCACGTCCGGGCCCCAACCGGTGTACAGGCGTTGGTGCCGCTTCATGATCGCCTCCGGGTAGCCCCGGTTCTCACGCCAGAAGGCTATGCCCCGTCCGGCATTGACCGTCTCCACCTGGCCCCACCAGCGCTCCGGATCGAGTCCCCGGCGCTTGGCCAGGGCGCGATCCTTGATGGTCCAGCCCGCGCCGCCGTTGTAGCCGCTGAGCGCGAAGGCCCAGCGGTCGGCCTCGCTGGCCGCCTGCGAAAACATCCCATACAGCTGGCGGTCATACAGGCAGAGCGCGAGCAGCGCCCAGCGGGGGTCAAGTGGATTTGCCGTGCGCAGGAGGCCCGGATACTGCCGCGCCATGGTCTGCGCGGTGGCCGGCGTGAACTGCGCCAGGCCGCTCGCATAGGCCGAGCGGGCGCGGGGATCCCAGCGGCTCTCCTGGTGCACCTGCGCCGCCAGGAGCGCGATGGGGGAGTTCAGGCCGAAGGCGTAGTTGGCCGAGCGGACGAGGTCGTTGCGGTAGACCTCGGCCGCCGCCGGCGGCCCATCGGCGCGGGCGGGCGTGCTTCCGAGCAGCGCCCCGCACAAGACCAGCCACACCAGCCACGACGCCAGGGTGATGATCGCGAGCAGGCGGCGAGTATCCACGCCCCCTCCTACATCGTCAGGCCGACGATGGCTGCGGCGACGAGCGACCCGCCGCCCTGGAGGATGACGCCGATGTAGTAGCGCACCTCGCACCCGGCCCTGATGGCCCGGTAGCCGTTAGCGTCAGGCGGCTCCAGCATAAGGCTGGGCCGGTTGTGGGCCAGCAGTTCGCGCGAGAGGTAGTACCAGGCCAAGGCCGCAGCGCCCATGCTCAGCAGCTTGTAGCCGAGCAAGTCGACGCGCCACGGGGCGCGGGCCAGGATGTAGCCGCCGAGGAAATACAGGGCCACGTTGGTCCAGGTCATGCGCGGCGTGCGCGCCTGCACCCAGGCCGCCACCACGGCGAGGGGGGCGAAGCGAGTGCAAAGCCAGCGGAGCAGAGCGACGATGCGGGACATGATGCCTCCTGCCGCCCCCTCTTACCCGACGGTCCACCGGGACAACCCCGATGGACCGCCGGGCCCGAAGGAGAGACGGTATGGCGCGACCCTATGGCCGGCGGCAGGTTGCGTCTTTTAGCGCGCGCTAAAATCGCGCAGGAGGATGATTGGATAGAACGGCACGGGCCGCCCAGGAGGGCGGCCCGTTACGCCTTGCAACGCGGAAATACCGTACTACCAGGGCTCGGCATGAGCCCGATGCCGCTCCCAGTCTTCGCTGTAAAGGCGGGCCAGGTCGGGCGAATCAATAATCACCAAGTTCTCGGCGTTACTGTTCTCGGCGGCGGCGGTGAAATTGAAGCTCCCCGTTGACACAGTCCGGCCATCAAAAACCATGATCTTGTTGTGCGCGATGGCGTGGCGTGCGTCGATGTAGACCGTGCCGCCGCAGCTCGCCAGCGTCTGCCCCTGGCCTCCACGTGCTGCCCGCTGCGAGCGGTCCAGGACTGCCTCGACATGCACGCCGCGCGCCACGGCCCGGCATAGTGCTTCAACCACGGGGCGGGATGTGAAGCTGTAGGCCAGGACGGCTATATCTCGACGGGCTGCGTCAATGCGTCGCACCAGAGATTCCGTCGCCCCGCCATGCGGCGAAAAGTAGACCTCCACCGGCGCGTCATGCAGAATGAGGTCCGCAGATAACGCTTGGCACGGCAGGCATAGGACCAGAAGAATAAAAAAACAATGCGCTCGCATCTACTTCTCGTCCGGCACAATGATGCACTGGTCAAGCTGTGGGAATGTCAAACTGGCCCCCGCGCCGAGGCACATAACCCCGACCTCCCGTCCGGGCTGCAGATCCCCGGCGATTTCCTCCACCGAGGCGGCTGAAAAGCTCTCGCGCTTAAGACTGCGAGGTTGGACCTCAAAAAGGTGCGCCTGCACCTGGGCGATGCCGTAACCGTCGGCGGCAAGCGTCAAGTAGGGCTTGTCGGTGATGCCCTTGGCCACCGAGGCCAGCTTGCCACTGACGCCGACCCACTTGCCTTTGTACTTGGCGTCTGCGCGCACCTCATTGGTTTTGTACTCCCGGTAGAGCTGCACGGCCGTGCACTCGGCGTCCAGGCCGTTGGCCTTGGCTTCCTTCCACTGCCGCTCTAGGCGAACGCGAAGCTTTTCCTTCTGGCTTGCAGCCTGTCGATCTGCTTTGTCCTGGGCGACCTGCGCCTCCGTCTTGCCCGGCTGATTGCCGCCGCGGGAGCCAAGCGCGCCGAGGACGACAAGCACGGCCACGGCGATGAGCACCCACTGCACCTTGGTCAACTTCTTTTTCGGCGGCTTGGCGTCCGGCATGGGCTTGCCGCACTTGGGACAGGACGGCGCGGCGTCTGACACTTGGGATTTACAGTCTGGGCACTCACGCAAAGCCATACGTCCTCCTTGTGTCTTCGCGCCTCGCGGCACAACCAGTTGACCTAACAGCTCACTTCTTATTCACACCCGACTGCGCGAGCAAATCAGCTACATCCAGCACAGAGTTTTGAGCCCTTTGTGGGCATCTTCTAAACCGATCGAGCAGTATCTCCTCACGCGCCGTTAGCTTCGAGGGGACGGCCCGAACGCCTGTCAGAATATAGGTGACGTCAGCGCCAGCGGCGGCAAACAGGGCCAACACGTCACTCCCCATAGCGGCTTTGTCATTCTCATACCGACCCCACATGGCGCGCGTTATACCGCAAAGGTCGGCAGCGGCGGCCTGCGTCAAGCCGAGTCGTTCACGCTCGGAAATCAGGCGCGCAGAAATTTCGTACAAAACTACTCACCGCCGTTGACATGAGTACAATAGTATTCTAGACGTGAACCAACACACACATGGCACACGCCCACACAAAAGCTAGCCACAGAGGAATAAGCCTATGATGTTGCGGACCTCCAGGGATGTTCGAGATGAGTTCCAGCGCAAGGGCGTTTCGGTCGCCGCTTGGGCCAGGGCCAACGGGTTCGAGACCAACTTGGTCTTCGAAGTCCTCTCCGGTCGCAAGAAGGGGGTGCGCGGCCAGAGCCACAAGATCGCCGTCAAGCTGGGCCTCAAGGCGGGCGAAATCGTCGAGGATTGCGACATCGCCACAGCCATCAACCAATAGGCCCGGTCATGCGGTCTTGTGTTGAACATCCTTTAACCCAGCCTGCGGGGGCCTGCAATGTCTAAGCGTGGGCCGATTCTTGTCCAGGGGATGGTGCAACTGACCCTTCCTTTGTCAAGCCTGCCTTCGCAACAGGCGAAAACCGGCTCCCTGCGTACATCCGAGACCGTCAAGGAAGCGCTGCGCAACGCCCTTCGCGGCTGCGGCCTCTCTCGCGAGGTGGTAGCGGACGAGCTGACCCGCCTCACCGGCGAACAAATTTCCGTCCACCAGATCAACAACTGGGCCGCGCCCGGAAAAGGCGATCGGTCCATCCCCCTTGAGCAGTTAGCTGCGCTCACGGCCGTAACCGGAGACGCCGGACTTGCCCGCGCCGCACTGGAGTGCGCCGGGTGGGCCGTGCTGCGTCCGGACGAAGTGCCATTCTACGAGTTGGGCCGCCTGACGGCGGAGGATCGCGCGCGAACCCGCAAGCGGCGTGAAATTTTGGATCGCATCAAGACGTAGGAGTTGAACATGGCCAAGAATTCCACCACCTCCGCCCGGCGCGCGTTGCGCGTGCTCAAGGCGCTCCGGGGCCACAGCCTCACCGGACTGTCCAACAAGGAGCTGGCCGAGGGGCTGCGCGAGAGCCCGCCGAACGTCACCCGCGCCCTCCAGGACCTGGAGGCCGAGGGGCTGGCCACCAAGCTGGACACGGGCCGCTGGGCCCTCAGCGTGGCCATGCTCCAGCTCGCCCACGCCTACACCGCCGAGGTGGACGCGATGCAGGGCCGCATTGTCGAGATGTCCCGCCGCGTCGCCGCAGGGGCGATGCGCTAACCCCAAGGAGAGACTCATGGCACAGGACAAGACGCAAGACGGCGTCACCGATGCTCGCGCAGCCGAGCTGATGGACATGCAAAACGCGGGCGCGGTGGCCGATACGGCCGTGCTCGCATATGGCGACACCTTCAAAGCTCTGGGGCGCATCGAGGGCATGGATTTTCTTCGACGCGTCGGAGATATTGCCATCGCCCAAACCTTCATCGGAGTGCGCGAATCTAAGAAGTACAAGGGGTTGCCGTACAAGGACGCTGACGGGAATCTTCGACACGTCGAAGATTTTGATGAGTTCTGCCGGGAGTTCTTCGGCAAGTCGTATACGCGCTGCTACGAGCTGTCGAAAAACCTCCATCTTCTGGGCCCCGAGCTGTACGAAAGCGCCGAGCGCATCGGCTTCAAGGCCCGCGACTACGCCGCCCTCAAGGCCCTGCCCGAGGCCGAGCAGGAGATCGTCAAGACCGCGCTTGCGGCGGACGACAAGGCCCAGGTCGTGGAGATCCTGCAGGACCTGGCCGCCCGCCACCAGTCCGAGCGCGCCGCCGCCAAGAAGGAGGCGGACGACATGCGGGCCGACCTGGACGCGCGCGACAAGCTGCTCGCCGACAAGGGCGACAAGCTCGACAAGACCCAGATGGAGCTGGAGAAGCTCAAGAGCCTGCCGCCGAACAAGGCGGAGGTGTTGCGCCTGGAGCGCGAGGAGGAGGCCGCCAAGGTCCTGACCCTCGCCGTGGTCGAAGCGCAGGCCGCCGTCAACGGCCTGCTCGGCAAGCTGGCCGCGATCAAGGCCGCCGAGGTCAGCGTCTACACCAAGCAGCACGCCGACCAGGTCGCCTCCTGGTTTTGCCAGCAGGTGCAGCTCTCCCTGCAGGAGAGCGGCATCCAGGCGGACATGGCGGAGATCGTCCTGCCGGAGTGGATGCGCGACGTGGCCAAGGCCTCCCCGGTCGATCTGGAGGGTAAGTAGATGCAAACCGGAGCCGAACTCATCGCGGAAGAGCGGGCACGTCAGATCATCGACAAGGGCTACACGCCCGAGCACGACGAGCAGCACAAGGATGGCGAGCTTGCTGCGGCGGCCATCAGCTACACGGCGGAGGCCTTGGGGCTCAAACAACACGGCGTCAGCCAGCCCTTGCTCTGGCCTTGGGACCCTAAAGACTGGAAGCCCGAGGACAGCCAGCTTGAGAACCTAATCAAGGCGGGCGCATTCCTCGCGGCCGAAATCGATCGCATCCAGGCCGACGTCATGAGACGCATGGAGGTCGTGAAGTGATCACGACGGCCGGCGAGACGACCTACCTGCTCGAATTGCGCGAGCGCCTGCAGGCTGCGCCGCATGGCGGCAAGGCCGCCATCGTGGCCAGCGCCGCCCAGCTGCTCGCCTGCTCGGCGCAGGAGGTCTACCGCCGGCTGAAGGCCGTGGGCTACGACACCGGGCGCAAGCGCCGCTCGGACCGTGGCCGCAGCCTGGTCACCAAGGACGTGGCCCTGGAGGCCGCGGCCCTGATCCAGGGCGCCCGCCGCAAGACGGGCAAGAAGACCATGCCCCTGACCGAGGCCCTGGAGATCCTGCGTGACAACGGCCACGGCTCCGTGGATCCCGCCACCGGCGAGGTCGCGCTGCCCACCTCCGCCGTCACGCTCTCCCGCAAGATGCGCCAGTTCGGCTGCCATCCGGCCATGCTGGAGCAGGGCAAGCCCCACGTCCAGATGCGCAGCCTGCACCCCAACCACGTCTGGCAGGTTGATGCCTCCCTGTGCGTGCTCTTCTACCTGCCGAAGGCCGGCCTCCAGGTGATGGAGGAGGGCGTCTACTACAAGAACAAAATCAAGAACCTGGAGAAGGTCTCCAAGGAGCGCGTCTGGCGCTACGTCATCACGGACCACTACTCCGGCGCGCTCTATGTCCGCTACGTCCTGGCCGCCGGCGAGACCGCCGAGAACCTGGCGGAAACCTTCCTGCAGGCCATCCAGCCGCGCGGGGATGACGACCCGATCCACGGCGTGCCGCTTGCCCTGATGATGGACATCGGTTCGGCCAACACCTCCCACCTGTTCCTCAATCTGCTGGCCAACCTGCGGGTCGAGGTCATGGTCCACAAGCCGGGCAACTCTCGCGCCAAGGGTCAGGTCGAGCAAGGCCAACACCTTGTCGAGCAGCAGTTCGAGGGCCGGCTGGCGTACATGTCGGTCCAAAGCATTGAGCAGCTCCAGGCAGCGGCCGACCGCTGGCGCAAGCACTACAACGCCTGGGCGGTCCACACCCGCCACCACCGGACCCGCAACGCCCTGTGGCTCCGCATCACCGAGGACCAGCTGCGCATCGCCCCGAGCATGGAGCTGTGCCGGGAGCTGGTCACCTCCAAGCCCACCGAGGTCACGGTGAGCGAAGGCATGACCATCACCCACTCGGTCAAGGGCTTTGGCCGGCAGACCTACGATCTGCGCGGGCTCCAGGGCGTGGTGCCGAAGATGAAGGTCTCGGTGATGGTCAACCCGTACCGGGCCCCGGCCGCGGACGTGGCTGTGACGGACGAACGCGGCGACGAAACCGTGTGGACCGTGGAGCCGGTGCAGAGGGACGAGGCGGGCTTCCGCGTGGACTCGCCCGTTTGGGGCAAGGAATACAAGACCCTGCCGGATACCGTGGCCGATCAGCGCAACAAGGAGATCGAGGCCGCCGGCGTCGTGGCCGGGCGCAAGACGGGCGTGGCCCCCTTCGGCCTGGACATCGAGGCGGACATCGCCGCCGCCCCGTCCCCGGCCTACCTGCCGCGCCGCGGCCGGGACCTGGGCCTCGACGCCGCCCGCCGCGAGATCCCGCCCCTGTCCCACGTGGAGGCCGCCAAGGCCCTCAAGGCCCAGCTGGGCCCGGACTGGACCACCGAGCGCTACGCCTGGCTGGTGCAGCGCTATCCCAATGGAGTCCCCGCTGATCAGATTGACGAAATCGCAGCGCGCCTTGCCACGCCGGCCACCCCGGCCGGGGCCGTGCTCAAGGTCGTTGCCGGAGGTGCAGCGTGCTGAATTTGAAGACGATCATCGACGGCCTGCCCGAGCTGTCCCAGCGCATGGTGGCCGACGCGGCCGGCATGAGCCCGGCCGCATTCTGCCAGCTCGTCAACCGCGACGCGTGGCCCAAGCGCGTGGGCATGGGCGAGATCCGCCAGCGCATCGAGGACTGCCTGCTGCAGCACGGCGTCAGCCGCGAGCAGCTGCGCGACGCCTTTGTGCGGGCCGGCGTGCGCAAGCACGAGACCAACTACACGCACCAGTCCAAGGCAAATCTTACGGCCGCCACGGCCGAACCCGAACAGGAGGGCAACATCATGCTTTTGCGGAGACAGGGGCTTTTCCCCGAGACCAAGCGGCATTTCAAATTGGTTCGCAACCCCTTCCAGAACGACGTCCAGGATCCCGCCGACGTCTTCCTGTCGGCGGACATCCGCTACGTGCGCGAGGCCATGTACGCCACCGCGCGCCACGGCGGGCTCATGGCCGTGGCCGGCGAGAGCGGCAGCGGCAAGACCATCCTGCGCCGCGACCTGCTCGACCGGCTGGCGCGCGACGGCAAGCCCGTGCTGGTTGTTGAGCCCTACGTGCTGGGCATGGAGGACACGGAGCGCCTGGGCAAGACCTTGCGCAGCACGCACATCGCCGAGGCCATCCTGCGCACGGTGGCTCCGCTGGCGACCGTGGCCAGCAGCCCGGAGGCGCGCTTCCGCCAGGTCCACCGCGTGCTCACGGAGAGCAAGCGCGCGGGCAACACGCACGTGCTGATCATCGAGGAGGCGCACGATCTCTCCATCCAGCTGCTCAAGCACCTCAAGCGCTACCTTGAGCTGACGGACGGCCTGACTCCGCTCATCGGGATCCTGCTCATCGGCCAGACCGAGCTCAAGTCCAAGCTCTCCGAAAGCAACTACCAGGTGCGCGAGGTGGTCCAGCGCTGCGAGCTGGTGGAGCTGCCGCCCCTGCGCGGCGGCGACCTGTCGGCCTACCTGGCGTTCAAGTTCGCGCGGGTGGGCATCAACGACCTCAGCCAGATCATCACCGAGGACGGCGTGGAGGCCCTGCGCGAGCGGCTGACCGGACAGTCCGGCCAGCGCGGCCGGGACGGCGTGAGCCTCTGCTACCCGCTCGCCGTGGGCAACTTCACGACCGCCGCGCTCAACACCGCCGCCGAGATCGGCGCGCCCGTGGTCACGGCCGACGTGGTCCGCAACGTGTAGCCCCGCAAAGGAGATCGCCATGATCCAGCAGAAGATCAACAGCGTGGCCAACCGGCTGCGCGAGCTGGGCGGCCAGGTCAGCCCCGAGCACTACGAGGTCATCCGCGCCGCCTGCGCCGAGCTGCTCGACGCATCCGAAAGCGCGCGCCGCCTGGAGGCGGCCACGCTGGCCATCACCATATCCGCCATCAACATCACCATCCAGTAAGGAGGCCCAACGTGGAAGGCTACATGGAGAACGCCCAGGGGCACCAGGTGCCGCTGGACCAAGTCAAAGAGATCGACAAGCTCCGGCACGAGCTGGTCATGGAGGCCGTGGGCAAGGTCAAGCTGATGCGCACCGCGCTCGCCGACCTCAAGGGCGCGCTGATGTCCGACGTGGGCGCATTCGTGCAGCTCAGCGGCGAGAAGTACGACGTCAAGGTCGGCGGCAACAAGGGCAACGTGACGCTGCTCTCCTACGACGGCAAATACAAGATCATCCGCCAGATGGCCGAGGACATCACCTTCGGCGAACAGCTCCAGGCCGCCAAGGCGCTCATCGACGAGTGTCTGCGCGACTGGACCGAGGGCGCCCGCAGCGAGCTGCGCGCGCTGGTGGACCAGGCCTTCCAAGTGGACAAGGAAGGCAACATCTCGACCACGCGCATCCTGGGCCTGCGCCGCCTGGAAATCAGCGACGGCCGCTGGCTGCGCGCCATGCAGGCCATCGGCGACAGCATCCAGGTCACGGGCACCAAGCCCTACATCCGCATCTACGAGCGCAACGAGTCCGGCGCGTATGTCGCCATCCCGTTGGACATCGCGGCGCTCTAAACCGGGAACCCGAAACGCAGGAGAGCAACCATGGAAAAGGACGACGGCCAGCTCTACGGGTACGTCGATTCATGGAAGGGGCGTCCGGTTCGAAAGTTCCGACTGCACGCATGGCTGGACATAGAAAAGCGCAAGGCCCTGTACGGGGTCCAGGTTCTTGAAGTTGGCACAAATGGCTATGCGCACGTGATCACCGAAAACGGGCAGCCCGTCCTTTTTGAAAAGGAAGCGGACGCACTTGAATATGGGATGAACTTCCTCGCCAACCATGCAGCCACCAGCGTGGCGGCGCCGGCCCATAAAACGACGGAGGGCAACATGACTCAGCAGGATCTGATCAACCGCGTCAACCAGCGTATCAGCCCCATTTACGGATCCAACGCTGCCCGCGTGTCGGCCACCATGGCGGCCCTGGGCGAGGTCGCTGCCGAGACGCTCAAGGACGGCGGCGAGGTCACGTTTCCCGGCGGCCTCCTTGGCAAGCTGGTGGTGGTGGCGACCGCGGCGCGCACGCGCCGCAACCCGCGCACCGGAGCCCCGGTGCAGGTTCCGGCCGGGCGGGCGGCGCGGTTCAAGGCGGCCGCGAAGCTCAAGGCCGCGTTGAAGGACTAGGGGGCGGACATGGATTACCAGCGCTACATCGGCGAGGGGCCGGAAGCGACGGCGCTCATCGACGAGTGCCATGCCCGCAAGAAGGCCATAAACGACGCCATCCTCGCATTCCAACAGCGGCATGGGTTCCAAAACTCCTGGAAAACTTTTGACGAGTTGTTCGGTGGGCCCATCACAGAGAAAGAAATGAGCAAGGATGAAGCCCGCGCTCGCGGGCTCAAGCTGCACTGCCGCATTGATGTGGCCGCCTACGCCTATGAGCCCCACCTTGGATGCGCCGCCGGCAAGCAGCTGCAGGCGGAGATCAAGGAGATCAACAAGATCGCATTCGATGCGAGCAAGCACATCCTTAAGGCCACGGGCATGTCGCACACGGTCATCGGGCCGCACGCAGAATCCCGGAGCGGGCAATGCATTGCGCACTCCACCGCAGGGTACGCATCCGGAAAGATTGTGGTCCAGGTCCCCATCGGTCGTCAGATGCGGGACTCTTACCCTATGCCCACTCCGCCGCCCTGGCTGCGCGAAGCCAAGGAATCCGAGGTCTTGGCCTTATACGGCAAGTAGCGCGAAACCGCCCCAACGCGGGGCGGTCGGCCGGACGTGGTGGTCCAGCCCTGATGAGCAGCCACCAACCGACAGGGAGGCGAACATGGGACACGAGCGCATCATAGAGAGGATTCGCAAGCTGTTGTCGCTGGCAAAGTCCGACAACGAACACGAAGCGGCGAACGCAGCGGCGAAGGCGCAGGAGCTGTTGTCCCAATACAACCTCTCCATGTCGGACATTCCCGCCGGTGATGACGGCAAGGTCCATGCGGACACGGCCAGGGCAAAGACGCGGGTGCGCCTCGAAAGGTGGGCGAAGGCCCTGGCCTGCCGCACTGGTAAGGCATTCGACTGCGCCTACTACCATTCGCTTGGCGGGCACACCTGCTTTGTCGGTGTCGGTGCGGATCAGCAAGTCTGCGCCTGGACGTACGGCTATCTCTACAAAACGCTGCTGCGCATGGGGTCAAAGTACATGCAGACGCCTCGGTGCCGCCGGTTGCGCAGCAGCCGCAGCAAGTCCCTGGCCCGCGAGTCTTATCTCCTCGGGGCTGTATGGTCCATCTCTGACAGGCTGGAGGCCCAGCGCGAGCGCACTCCCGTTACTCAAGCGGCCCTTGTTCCAGTCAAAGAGGATGCCATCCGGGCTGCGATGCCGGATGGATTACGGTCCCGCAATCTGGACTTCAAAGGCATTCGCGACGCCGACCTGGAGGCCGGGTTCACTGATGGTTTGGGCGTGCCGCTCTCAACTCCACTGATTGCGGACCACCAGGATCCTTTGGTGGGCGCGACGGAGGTGCGGCAATGATCTGGGGTCAGCTTTTCGCCGGCGTTCTTGTGTTTATGTTTGTCCTCAACTTCTGGTGCTTTTACAGCATGAAAGGCATGTTCACCGGATTCCTCCTCATGGGCGTGGCAAGCATCCTTGGAGCCGCCAGCGGTTGGCTGGCGCGGTTCATCCTCGACATACTGAAAGGAGTCTAGGCATGCTGCGAATCACCCCCGACATGTACATCGCCATGGTCTCGGACATCCTGGACCACAGCCAAAAGCATCTCAACGAGTGCCGCGCGCTGCTCCGGGAGATCGGCAATCCGGACCTGTCGGCCCGCGAAAAGCTGGCCTACATCAACAGTCTCAAGATGCATCTTGGTGTCATCGAGGGCGACGCCAAGCGCTCGATCATCACCATCGGGGAGTAGACCATGAGCGACCGCTTCACCCTCGTCCGCGGCGCGTTCGGCACGCCGGCCGTGTACGACACGCAGCGCAAGCGCGTCCTGGTGGTCATGCCCTTCGACATGGATCTGCCGGAGCCCCTGCGCAACGAGGCGGCCACGCGCATCGCCGAGCTGTGCCTGTGGGCCGTCAACCGCGCGCGCAACGACGTCCTGGCCAAGCTGGACGGGAGGACATCATGATCGCCATCTCCATACGGCAGCCCTGGGCCTATCTCATCACGTGCAGAGGCAAGGACATCGAAAACCGGAGCTGGGCCTTGCCCACCAAGTACATCGGCAAGACCGTGCTCATCCACGCGAGCAGCACGGAGCAGAGCGGCTGCACCATCTATCAGTGCTTGGATCTGGCGCGCGGCGGCATTGTCGGCATCATGCAGCTCGTCGGCTGCACGCGGGACTCGCTTTCCGATTGGGCCGAACCGACCATGTACCACTGGCAGATCGCCAACGCCCGGCCGCTGCCGTTCTTCCCTTGCGCCGGCCGGCTTGGCTTTTTCAACGTGGACTACCCGCAGCACATGATCGAGGCACCTTATGCCTGACAGAATCCCCGCCGAACCCCAGAGCCAGCCCGAGCCGCGCGAGTGCAACACGTGCCGCTACGAGGGCCAGCCAATCGATGAGTGGCCCTGTCGCACGTCCCTTTCTGCGGCCGGGCTCATGTGCTGGGAATCCAAGGCCAACGAGGAGGGTACTCATGAGCCGCTTTGAAAACATCTGGAATCCGTTCCAAGATGAGGGCTTGATTTACGTTCTACTCCCGCACCCGACTTGCACGGCAGACGCGTACATACGTCATTTGGCTATGAAGCTGGGCCGTGCTGTGCCCACCGAAGAGCGGCCCAAGGGAAAAATCCGGTGTCTTTATGCGGAGCCCTTCAAGTCCGGCGGCTGGGCGGATACCAAGCGTGGGGAGCGGAATCCTGATGAGGCGATGAAGGCCGCCGCCCCCTGCTACGAGGTGCCCGCATGGATGATGGGCCTTGAAGGCGCATTTAACAATGCGATGCAATCCGAACGCGACGCTTACTACAGAAGTGGTGTCCAAGCCGGCAAGAGTTTCGTCTGCGCCCTGGCCGAAGGCAGAATGTCCGTTGATGAGTTTGCGCAGAAGGAATGGAGGTGAACCATGGCCATTCCCGCCCGTAACCTCGCGCCCTACAAGGGCTCGCTCATCAAAATCATCCACGTGGCAAAGACCCAGTTGGACATGGACGACGAGACCTACCGCACCATGCTGCGCCGCCTCACCGGCCGGGATTCCTGCTCGGCCCTGGGTATGAGCCAGCTGGAGGCCGTGGTGGACCACCTGCGCGGCCTCGGTTTCGAGGAGACCACGGCGCGCAGGGCCAAGGTCAAGGCCAATCCCAAGCCGGCCGACGATCCGCAGTCCCGCAAGATCCGCAGCCTCTGGCTGACCTTGCGCGACATGGGCGCGATCACGGACAGCAGCGAGGCCGCCCTGGCCAGCTTCGTCAAGCGGCAGACGCGCGTGGAGCGGCTGGAGTGGCTCAACACCTACCAGGCCGAACGCGTCATCGAGGGCATCAAGATGTGGATCAAGCGACTGGGAGGATAGTTATGGACGCGCCCCCACCGAAGTCGACACCGCGGCAGATTGGAGCCGCCCTTCTCCAGGATCTTGCCGACAAGATTGCTGCACAATTGCAGTCGCGGTTTGGCGTGGACGGCCCCGCGGCCCGCGCGGCTGCCACTGCGGTCGCGGTGGGTGTGGCTGACGACTGGGGCGGCCAACTTGTCTACATCCCCCAGGACATGGCGGGCAGACTGGCCCAGCGCAATAAGACCATCTGGCGCGAGTTCCACGGCGACAATCACGCCGAGCTGGCCTCCAAGTATGGCCTCTGCGTCCAGACGGTCTACAGTATCATCGCCGAACAGCGCGAACTTCACACTCCAAAGCAGCTCTCGCTTCCCGTCGACCGCGCGTAATTTTTGTTGCACATACTGCAACGCGGTTTCACTCGCGGCCGTCCCACATCATCCCGACTCGTCCCGGATAGTCCCGATTATCACGACCGCCTGTCTCAAGTATAACGACGTGGATCACCCGGCGTCTCCCCCGGCCCCCCATCAACACGAGCACTCGTGCCGGGGGTCGAGGGGGTCGGCTTCGCCGCGCTTGTAGGGCGAGATCTTGCGCAGGGTTTCGATGAGCTGCGGCATGTGCCGCACCACGTAGTCCACGTCGTCCTCGGTGTTGTAGCGCGAGAGCGAGAAGCGGATGGAGCCGTGGGCGAAGGTGAAGGGCACGCCCATGGCCCGCAGCACGTGGGAGGGCTCCAGGGAGCCCGAGGTGCAGGCCGAGCCCGACGAGGCCGCGATGCCCAGCTGGTCGAGCAGGAGCAGGATGGCCTCGCCCTCGACGTACTTGAAGCTGATGTTGGCGGTGTTGGGCAGGCGCTGGGTCTTGTGGCCGTTGAGCCGGCTGTCCGGGACGGCGGCCAGGAGGCTGTCCTCCAGGCGGTCGCGCAGGCCGCGCACGAAGGTGTTCTCGTGGTCGAGGTTCTGCATGGCCAAGCGGGCGGCCGCGCCCAGGGCGATGATGCCGGTGGTGTTCTCGGTGCCGGCGCGGCGGCCGCGCTCCTGGTGGCCGCCGATGAGGAACGGCCGGTAGGGCAGCTTGCGCCGCAGGAAGAGCGCGCCCACGCCCTTGGGGGCGTGGAGCTTGTGGCCGGAGAGCGAGAGCATGTCCACGTCGAGGGTCTTCAGGTCGATGGGCACCTTGCCCACGGCCTGCACCGCGTCGGTGTGCATGAAGATGCCGCGGCTCTTCACGAGGTGGGCGATCTCCGGAATGGGGTTGATCACGCCAGTCTCGTTGTTGGCCCACATGATCGACACGATGGCCGTGTCGTCGGTGAGGGCGTCGGCCAGTTCCCGCATGTCCAGGCGGCCCTCGGAATCGACGCCGAGGTAGGTCACGCGGTAGCCCTGGCTGCGCTCCAGGAACTTGCACAGGGAAAGCACGGCCGGGTGCTCCACGCGCGTGGTCACGATGTGGCGCTTGTCCGGCTGGGCGGTCAGGGCCGAGCGGATGGCGGTGTTGTCGGACTCCGACCCGCAGGAGGTGAAGACGATCTCGTCGGGCTCCGCGCCGAGCAGTTCGGCCATGGATTCGCGGGCCTCGCGGATCTCCTTGCCCACGGCGCCGCCGAAGCTGTGCATGGAGGACGGGTTGCCGTAGCGCTCGGAAAAGAACGGCAGCATGGCCTGAAGCACTTCCGGGGCCACGCGGGTGGTGGCGTTGTTGTCCATGTAGACGACGCGCTGTTCAGCCAT